CTCGTACATTGCCGCTATGTCTTCAGCTTGCTCTCTACTCAGTGGTGGTGGATTACGAGCTTCTTGGATTGAATTGACTCCGTATTGATGCCAAGTTCTTTCTCCTGGTTTTTTAAAATCAACTTCATACGTCATGTTCATTTTGTATCTCCTATCAAATGTCATCCCCTTGATGACAAAGTCATTATACTAAATATGTGTTGTTTAGTCAACTATTAGTTGATTATTAAATTAAAAAAAACCCCCAACCCGTTAAGGCTGGAGGCAAAAGCAGTGTCACATTAAGGGGAGAAAGACACTGCGAAGGGGTTTTCTTAATCATCACAAGTGCTGCAAAATAACGGGTTAAACTCTTCAATATCTTCACCGCCACACAGCCCACATTCCAGGTACGTAAAAATTCTTTCTGCATAACTGTCGCCATACGGCTCGTAGTGTTTTTCAACAAGCTCATGGACGTTGTGCTCGTCTATCACACCGCACCTTTCACATTTGTACATCGTCATTCATCCACCTCATAAATCTCGTCAAAAATATCTTCTGATTTCATCTCAACAAATTCAGCCCAATCCACGTTCAGATCGTTGGTCGCATCAAAAATAAATCTCCCAGCCTCCAGGGTGTTGATATGTACAGTTCTAAAGCGTTTTCCGGCAACCGACTTGTAGCACTCCTTGGTAAACAAGTTGGCATAGCCCCGCATTGCTTTCCAAAATGCTGATTCTTTAACAGGTGCTTGAAATTTGTTGATTGATGAACAATAGATTTGGTAGATTTCAGACTTTGGAGCCTCATCGCCAAAATTGAGGCAGTTCCCAGCAACCCTGTTTTCTCGGATCTCACCACTCATAAGGGCGTTGTATAACCACTGATCGGTTGTATTTAAAGCCTGTAATTTTTGATCTTGTAGTGCGTGAGTCGCCGGAACCAGCCTTAAATTAATACCAGAAAGGTCAAAAGCTTTTAAGTAATTAAGTAATGCTGCAGCGCCTCCGGTTTTATACCACCTATCCAGACTGCTGAAATACTGAGAGTCTTGTTTCCGATCAAGTCCGACATCAAACACAGCAAAGCGTCGCTCATCAAACGTCGCTGGCACAACGTAATTTTCATTACTTGTAAAAAGTATGCGCGTGTAGTTCGGGGCGGTGTACGCATCAACGCCCTTTCGCTCGATGGTGATCTCAGGGTTGGTCAGTAAATCTTTTAGAGCACCCTCGGATGCTTTTGCTCCAGCCCAATATGCCTCATCGGCTTGTAGCAGTAACGTGTCTTCAAGGTGTTTATTAAAATTACCAGTAACGTGCTCTGCCCTACTCACTATTTTATGATGAGCCTTAAAAAGACCACCAAGTAACTCACCAAACTTTGTCTTACCAGTGCCTTTTTGCCCTCGCAACACCAACCCGACGCCAATTTTGTCCATTGGGTTTTGTATTAACTGTGCAGCCCAACTGATAATGTAATTTGCATGTACCTCATTACCGTCTGCAATGACGTTAGTCACAAAATCAAGCCAAGGATCCATGTACCCCTCACAAGGCACGTAACTCCACCCCCGCCAAAGGTTATAACGATGTAATATCTCCATATCTGGTGCAAATGACAGACCCGCCGCAAACGTTCTACGGTCTGGATGCTCTAACCACATGTCAACGACGTTTAATAGTTTTGGTTTTTCATCACCTGACAACACCCGGCAATTCATATGCTCTTTTTTTAAATCTTCTAATTTATAAAGCACAATACTGCCGCCGCTAACATCCTCCCTAATGACCCTGGCGCTCCCTTCTACTTGCACAAAAGCCCATTCTCTTAACATTTTTGGTAGTTTTTCCTCGACCACTTGCTCACTGAGGACGGATTTTTCCATTTGTTTTACTGAAGCCAACGTGATTGGAGCCCTACCCCTACTGTCGAATGTGTTGTAACGCCTTTCACACTCACCCTCTATGTACTTGCCACCTTGTGAGCTCCACTGATCCCACAACTGCCAACCGGTATCACTACCGTCAAAGTGATGGTGCAATGCCATTCCAACCTTCACCCACTCATCNTGGTGAGAGTCAGGGTCAACGCTGTTAAGTAAATCTCTAACGCCCGCCTCATCGACATCCATTTTTGGCTTTAACATTGATATATCGTCGGGATCGAAATCGACCGGCGACACGCCTTTTCTTGCAAGCTCCCAGCTTTCATCCTCTCCAGCCAAAGACTCGAAATAAGATACAAAGGCCGTTGCTTTATCCCTAGTCATTAAAGGTAAAGATGTTTGCGGGTGGTCAGCTATGCTGCCCCTACTAGCATTCCAACGGTAAGCTTTGCCAGAAGGGTGCATTCCAAAGGCAACAAATTGTTGGCCGTCTGCCAAAACCTCTACTGCGTGAGTCGTACTAAGTGCATCCTCATATTCACAACTTCTTATCTTTTTAAAGGTAGTTTCGACTCTGTAGGGCAAAATGCATTTTGGAAAATTGCCGTATCTGACCGGAGAGCGCCCTACATTTTCCTCCAGCCACATGACTAATTTTTTATTTTTGTCTTTATCGTAACAATCAATATCAACAGCGACCGTGTTTCGACAAAGAACACCAACACCACCATCGGCGTGGCCGTTGTTCAACCAAGTGTCAACGTCGTTATGTGTAGCCCTTATCTCTTGCCACCCACTAATCATGGGAGCCTTTTTAGATTTCATTATTGGAACAATTTCGTATCCCTGATCAACGAGCCGATGTCCGTATTCTTTTAAAAACCCCATTTTTACTGCCCTTTATAAGTATTTACTTGCTTTTGTCATCGCTGCTATCTCAGCTTTGTCTAACTGTTTGCTACTCCAACGCATTGCGTTGCTAATCCCCATTAGCAAGTTTGCTGAATATTTAAAAAAGTAATATTTAAGGTCGTTCTTATCTGCTGATGGCATACACCGGCTCCTTCCTGTTGAAATCCTCAACAATATCTGGACACAGCTCTTTCCAGTTGACTTTGCCCAGCGTTAATAACTCCATTTGCAGTGCTCGATGCGCTGGAATAATCCCAGAAACCCGCCACTTGCTTAACGCCTGTTTTGTTACATCCAGGGTTCTTGCTAACGAGCTATCGTTTTTAAGACTTGAGTGTTTTACCACTAAATTAAGCGCCGATTGCACTGTTGGCGCGTGACTGCTGATGTGTAACATTTTATCTCCGTTTTAAAAGTTGTTTATGCGTTATAAAAGTTGATATTATTTTATTAAAGCCTATACTGTCAAGCGTTGAATGACTTTAATACCACTCAACTGTTTGTTGTTTATAAATAATATGATTAGGTGAAGAAGAAATGACGGCACACGCAATTCTTAGTGCAAGCGGTAGCAGTAAATGGATGAATTGTCCTGGGAGCATCCTAGCCGAAAGTGGAATGCCCAGAGAGGAAGAAAGTAAATATGCGGCGGAGGGAACTGCAGCGCATAACCTTGCAGAGTCAAGTTTAGTTAATCAAAGACCACCAGAAAGTTATGTTGGAGTAGAGGTAGATGGTTGGCTTATTAACGAGGAGATGGCGCATTACGTTGCAACCTATGTAGATTTTTGCAACACAATAAAAGGTCAAAAGCATTTTGAACGAAAAGTAAGTTACGACCGCTGGGCAAAAGGTGGTTTTGGCACGGCAGATTGCTTGGCAGTTAGTGACGGCATACTACATGTAATTGACCTTAAATACGGAACCGGTATTAAGGTTAACGCACAACAAAACACACAACTCATGCTATACGGCCTTGGAGCCTTAGAGCTTTTCGGCGATAAAGTTGACATCGTTAGCATGACAATTGTGCAGCCACGCTTAGATCACATTTCAACCTACAGTCTACGAGTAAAAGACCTTTTAAAATGGGGAGAAGAAGTGGTGCGTCCAGCAGCACTTGCAACAATGGACCCAGACCCTGTTTTCAATCCTTCAACGAAAGCATGTAGATGGTGTAGAGCAAAACCTGTTTGCAGAGCACTTGCTAAACACAACTATAACCTGACCCTTTCTAACTTTGACAATCTCGACGAACCTCTGCTGGTTCAAGTACCTCATACCCTCACCGCTGATGAAATAGCAAAGTTGATGCCAAAAATGGACGCGCTTGCTGGTTGGGCAAAATCTATAAAAGAGCAAGGTGAGCGCATTCTCAATGATGGCGGGATTTTAAGTGGTTACAAGCTGGTCCAGGGTCGGTCGCAACGGAAATGGAAAGATCCCAAGGCGGCAGAAAAAAATTTAGTCAAACTTCTTGGCGATGAAGCCAGAACTTTGAAACTTGTTTCTCCGGCTCAAGCAGAAAAATTGCTTGGTCGGGAGAGAGCTGCAGAGGTAACGGAACTCTGCTTTAAACCTACAGGCAAACCAAGTCTTGCTCTTGAGTCTGATCCTAGACCCGCTATCAAGCCTGACGTTGCCACTTACTTTAGCGAAATAAAGGATGATGAAGAATGAGCGTAATAATGTTAAAAAATGTCCGACTGTCTTTTCCAACGATTTGGACTCCAAAATCTTTCTCCCCAGGTCAAGCCCCGAAATACTCTTGCAACCTGTTGCTAGACAAACAAGAGAACAAAGAGCAAATAAAAATCATGAAGGACGAAATAAGGAAAGCCGCTAAAGACGGGTTTCATGGTGATATTCCAAAAAGTCTTGTTGTTTGTTTGGAAGATGGCGAGGACAAAACATTTGAGGGTTATGACAACTGCATGTTTGTTAGATGCTCTAGCCGATTAAGACCTCAAATTATCGACCGTGATAGGACTCCTCTTGCAGAGGAAGATGACAAGTTACACGCAGGGGATTACGTAAACGCTGCTATCTCTCTATGGGTTATGGACAACCAATATGGCAAAAGAATTAACTCAAATTTAAACGCTTTGCAGTTTGCAAAAGAGGGCGAGAGATTTGGTGGCGGGACAGTAAGCGTCGATGCTTTTGACGACATCAGTAAAGAGCAAGACGCAGATGCTGCTGATGAAATTGATGATTTTTTAAGTTAAGGAGATTTTATGAGACCCCGCCTTAGCTACATATATACAGGTGACAAGTTTCCCGATTTAAAAAACAAAGTTGTTATCGTTGGAGATATTGCATCCAAGGCGGGGATTTCATACACCCTGTTAAAAAACAGAATGCAAATGAAAAAAACTCGTAGGCGTCATAAGTGCGTGATTACCGATGAAGACCTTGCACCAAAAAAAAGAGAGATAAACAGAAATATGCAGTGGCGGAAAAAGATTACTCCGCATGTCTTAACGTTGAGTCAGAAATGGTTGAGAAAACCCATCATATGAATATCACGATGGATTTTGAGACTTACTCAGAGTGCGACATTTTTAAAGCTGGCGCCTATGCCTATGCTGATCACAATACCACCGATGTGTTGTGCTTGGCGTGGGCGCTTGGCGATGAGACCCCTACCCTCTGGACACCTGACATGCCACCCCCGCAAAGGCTTTTCGACTTGATCGAGCAAGGCGCAACAGTGTGGGCCTGGAACAGCTTTTTTGAGATGTCGATTTGGAATCAGACACTTGGGTGGCCGTTGATTCCCATACACCAATGGCGTGACAGTGCAGCTCTTGCCGCCGCACAAGCTTACCCCCGTGCACTTGGAAAATGTGGAGAGGCACTAGGATTAAGTGGTGATGAAGTTAAATCTAAGCGGGGCAAGCTATTAATACAACGTCTGTGTAAGCCGTACCGTGGTGAGAGGCGAGTTGATGCAGAGATG